GGTATGTTTGCCTAGCGTATACGCTTTTCACCACCTATCAATATAAACTGTAGTCTCGAGCAGATTCGAACTGCTATAGTTTGCTTAGAAGGCAAACGTCCTAATCCATTGAACGACGAGACCATAGGAAGAGATTGGTAACTGTTAATACAGTCGAACGAACCATCCCTGGTACCACCGGGTAAGAACTTTTCACATTATTCTAATCTCTCGAGCAGATAAGAGGAATCGAACCTCCATCTCCTACTTGGAAGGAAGGAGTAATAGCCATTATACGATATCTGCTTATGTTGTGAGGCCAGTGTCGAAGTCGAATCGACGTCCCATGATTACAAATCACGTATTCTCACCAGCTGAACTAACCGGCCATAAAATGCAACTTTTCGCTTTGACGGCGTCAGGAAGTAAGTTGCCAACATCTCCTACATACGATTAGGCTGTCTAGTGTGCATATAAACAGGTTCAAAAACCTATCACATAGGCTAACAGGATCTACGTTCCCGTGTACTTAGGGCTCTTAAAGTAGCGTTGAGGAATTTCGAAATCCTGACCTTCCAGTTATGAGCCGGACACTCTGCCTCTGAGCTACAACGCCAATCAAAAAAGTGCCCGGTTGCGGGGGATGGATTCGAACCAACGACCTAAAGGTTATGAGCCTTTCGAGCTACCACTGCTGCTACCCCACAATATAAATAATCTGTTCCGTAGATGGGAATCGAACCCATTGTCTCCACCGCATGCGGGGTGGTGAGATTTAAGCGGACTTCACTTGAAGTGAGTAACTTTTGTTTTTGTGTTGCGCACCACTCGAACATATAAACTCATTCATCCGATTGCTTTCCAATTCTCTACTACGGGAAAGTTATAGTTGCGGGTCGCGGGAATCGAACCCGGTATCTCTAGCTTATGAGACTAGAATGATTATCCATTTCACTCACCCACAATACAAAAAAGTTTAACAGAGAAATTAGGTAGTCTGTATTTGTTGTGCAAAATTACAAGTTTTGTGTCTATACCATTCGACTATTTCGCCATGTGGCGGAAATGGGATTCGAACCCATATTACGATGTAAGACTATCCTTAACTACTGTTACTTTTGTACTGATGGAGAATTCTGAGATCTCAACCTTGGTGGTATAAGCACCCTGCGCTAACCTTTGCGCCACATCAGTATTTAATAAGTAGGTTATTTGATACCTACAAACAAGATAGTTTCCTTATTTTATACAGCTTTAAACTTCACTAACGTGCTGTTTTTTAGCGGTCTATACGGGGATCGAACCCGTCTCCCTGGATTGACAATCCAGTAGCCACACCATGCCACATCCATAGACCGAATTATATGTATCGCGTACGGGTTTCGAACCCGTGATCTTTTCCGTGAAAGGGAAACGACTTAAGCCATCTTGTCCAACGCGACATAAAAAATGATGAAAGAACATTGGGAGCGTTTCAGGAGGAATTGAACCTCAAAGTTAAATCCTAAATTTTAATGTGCACCATGCACGCGAAGTAACGCTGATCCTTACTATTCATCTTTAAGTTAAGCTGAGAATGGGTGAATGAGTTATTTCAGTTTTCAGATTGCGATGCAACTCAATTCTTTACTACAGCCAATATTTTTTATTTCTTATTGCCTACATACCTGTTAAACACTGTCTCTGCTTCTGATAGATGCGTGTAAATGTAACGCGGGTTAGCACTTGGTCCACTTATCGAGAAGTTAAACAATCTCTTACTAACTGGATTAACTTCAGCCCAAATACTGTGACCATTCTTTCTACAAACTAATGCTTTATTCATTTTACTTTTGCTTTATAAATTAAATATACGAACTAATTTTCAATCTACCAACTTTATTTTTTTTCTGTTCCGCCGAGAGGACTCGAACCTCTGAACCCGTGAGGGAGGAGATTTACAGTCTCCAGCAATTGCCACTATGCGACGTCGGAATATAAGTGCTGCTCCTCCGGGGAATTACGATATCCCACTCTTAAGTTTAACAAACTTCTGCTCTGCCTCTGAGCTACAAGAGAATTTGTTTTTCTTTCTTCTTTAATAAAAATAAGGATTAATATTCAGACTAGCAACTTTATTTTTACCAATGTCTTATTATACCTGCTACAATACAAATATTAGTTAGTACATAAACTAAAACAATGACTGTTCTAATAATTGCTATTCTATCGGCTTCCTTATCACTGTTACCTGCTTTTTCACCGAGGGCTTTTGCCCATAATCTCCATATCTTCATAGTGGGGATACCAAGACTCGAACTTGGATTCCATGAGTATCAGTCATATGTGCTAACCATTCTACTATATCCCCAAAAACCTCAGTAGTAGGATTTCATACCTCTTCTGTTTGCTAAGCACAAACCGCGTAATTTTATAGCACGTCTGCTGTGAATGTTTCGCTGCTACTGATTGCGGAGGGCAGAGTATTCGAAACTCGGCCGAGTGAACGACCACCGGTTTAGCAAACCAGCTATGGGACCTCCCACTTACCCTCCATATTGGGTGATCTACGGGAATCGAACCCGTGTTCTCTAGTGCCACAAACTAGCGCTACAGCCTACCTAGCTCAGACCACAGCGGAAGCGGACGGACTCGAACCCCCACTAGTGTTACCTATTCACCGTTTTCAAGACGGCTAACTACTCCTTTAGGCGCTTCCAATTTTAAACAACTTTAAGTCCCTGAATGCCAGGTGCCTAACACCCCGCCGAAATTTGAGTCCGTTAATCAGATTTTCTATCCTATTATGGAGAGACAAGTTGTTTTGATGTCCGACTAGGGCTCGAACCTAGAACTCGTGGACCAAAACCACGCGTAGTTACCATTACACCATCAGACAATATAGATGTAGTTCCGACCAGAATCGAACTGGTGAGTCAACCTTGTAAGGGTTGCATATTAAACCGCTATATGACAGAACTATATGGTGGAGAAGGTGGAACTCGAATCCACAACCTTCTGAATGCAAATCAGATGCTCATCCACTAGAGCTTCAACCCCATATTTTATTTCTTTTTTAGAACTCTTCCAGCTCTCCAGCCTGGAGGAATTTTATCTGTTAATTTAATTTTCTTATTAATTTTTTCGTCTGTAATCCAATGGGTTCCGTACTGGGAGTTGTTAACGCCTAAACCAGTTCCTTTTCTAGCCTCAGATATCTTTCTCTTGCTTGATTCTAGATGTTTTTTACCTTTGAAAGATGGTGGATGTTTAAACACCCCTAATTTCCAGAGTCTTTTATTATTTTCAGATGCTATAGTAGCTACCCTACTTCTATAATCTACATCATTCTCTTTTAACCACTTTACCTTTTCAAGTCCTGCTTTAATCCAATTCTCTTTATGCTCTTCGCTGCAGAGACCACCGCCACCTCCAGGTTGTAAGTTCATACACATTGGATCTTGTAATAGAGCTTCATTTACGAGCTCCTTTTCTTTTGCTACAAGCTTTTCTCTCGAATCAAAGAACTCTAGAATTTCTATTTGAAAATTCTCTTTACCGTACTTTCTAATAGCTCTTCTTAGTCTCTTACCACTTCCTAAGTACCCGTCTTTTAAATTTGAAGTAGAATGTATTCCTACATAATACTTACCGTTTAACAGATTTACTGTTTTATATAGGAAGTGATGCTTCTTACTTTCGTTGATGTTTGACATATCTATCTTTATAATAAATAGTACAAAAATCAAAAAAGTACCCAGTCGAGATGACAGGACTCGAACCTGCATGATGTCTTCATCCCAAATGAAGCGACTTAAGCCATTAGTCCACATCTCGATTTTTGTTTACCAATAATGTCAAAGATCTCTCTTTCTTTTTATAAAGATAAGTAAATTATTTCAATCTACCTACGATTTGTTTAACAAATCTTAACTTTATTTTCTACTGAGGTCAGAATCAGATTCGAACTGATGTAGCAGCGTTTGCAGTGCTGAGCCTATAATCCTACTCGGCCATCCGACCATTCTTTTGAGGTCCTGCAGGGATTCGAACCCCGACATCTCTTCGTCCGTAGCGAAGTGTTTTAATCCGTTAAACTACAGGACCTTTCTTTGTAGTGTAAGTCTCTATGACAATTAGCACATAAGACAATACATTTTCTAATTTCCTTTTTTATCACCTGTCTACTGTAGGTTATCAAATCCGCAATTGTAGCGTCTTTATCTCCTAGATGGTGAAAATCTAATACCCAAGGTCTCTTTTCTCCACAATGTAAACATCCTTTAATATGTTTAAATCGATCTATAAAAGCTCTATTCTCTACAGCATTTTTCTTTTGTCGAGCATTATACTTTTCCCTGTGCTTGACATGATATTTACTGTCTAATAGACTTTGACACTTCTTACATTTCGAAACATATCCAGTTTTCGATCTACTACTCTTGTAATACTCTGCATAAGATTTACTTTCTTTACATACGCTACATTCTTTCATACTTTGCTATTTAATATAAATAGCTACGAATATTAAAATTCGTTCGTAGTCAAGAGTTCTGATCCATTGAACTACAAGAGCATTTGCACGCATACGAGGGCTCGAACCTCGACCAACGGTTTTGGAGACCGTCATGATACCATTTCACCATACACGCGTTTCTTATCTATATTTCCTTATCAATTTAAAGATCTCTGTTATATCGGTGAACTTCATCTCCTGCCCATATCTGATTGGATAAAAGGCTATTGTGAATCCATGGTTACCGTAGAAGTAATCATCCTCTTCTATTTCTTTACCATTTATTTCATCGATATAAATCCAAGGAAAGTTACTGCCTAGTTTTATTTCTATACCTAGTTTCTCCATCCTCTTCATAAACACATCTAACTTTTCCATTTTAACTACTTTTTAGGTTCCCCCGGTGAGGCTCGAACTCACAACCCCATGGTTAAAAGCCACGTACTCTATCCAGTTGAGCTACGAAGGAATTTGTTGTTTTCTGTTCCTCCACCGAGACTCGAACTCGGAACCCACTGATTAAGAGTCAGCTACTCTAGCCGATTGAGCTATGGAGGAATATATGTTTTCGTTTTCGTTTCATTGTTAAATTTGTTTATGTGGTACCCCTCGGTTCCGACCCGAGTCCTAAAGATTTTCAGTCTTTCGCTTCTACCAAGTTAGCTTGGGCACCATAAAATAAAAAAAGCCCTGATTTTGTGGTCAGGGCTCTTTAAGTATTGGTTATTATAGAATCTTTATTCTGCTTCTCCGTCACTAATTCGCCCTTTGTTTGTATCTTTAATCATATTAAAGCAATACGCCACCGGTAGTAGATTTCTACTCTCTGTCTGCCAATTGCCTGTATGTAATATAGATCGTGTCATTGTATTAATAAATAGTCTCTGTTTCTGTTTTATTTAATAAATATAAGAACTTTTTTTCTACTTTCCAACTTTTATTTCTCTTTTTATTTGTCTGGCTAACCATTTCTTTCTAAAATCCACTATAGGTGGTATCTTATCCCACTCTTTTGTTTTGATATAGTGGTTTACTAACCTAGATGTTAGGTCAATGGTGAATGAGTAGAGTTTATATTTCATTGCCGTCAACTTCTATCATAATCACATCATAACCCACCGGATAGTATATAGTTATCTTCTTTCCTCCTACCTCGTATCTTTCTTCGTATACATGAAGACTTTCAGATGTGTAGATAGGTTCTATATCCTTTATCAGTTCTAATACTTCTTCTTCTGTCATAGCTTTTCTAATTCTTGTTTTACTTCAGTCCAAAATGCATAACCTCTATCAGCACCCATATCACCTAATACTTCATTGCAACATATTAGAGCAAATCCTTTAGCTGTTAAGTGTCTCACTTCTACACTATTCATATGGCTCTCGTAGTTGTAGAATTTGTTATATAAATCGATTGCTTTTTCTCTTGGTGTCATAGTACTATTTTAAGAATTATTTTCAATTATTTCCTCCTCCAATACCATCATATTCGAAAAATGTTCTCTTAAATAACCGTATATCTTACCTAATTCAAAACCGTAAACAATATCTGATTTTTCGGACGAACATAAATCTGCAATATAATCGGCATTTAGTTGAAACATTGTTTTAAAATGTCTTATTTGCTCAAATTGTTCTCGTGTTATTTGGTATGTTTTTTCCATAACTTAATTAATTTTAGGGATATAAATCAATGGAGTTCTTTGAATAGATGTGGGTATTTATCGAGTTCCCAATCGTAAAAGTCATCTTCGGATTCGAAAGAACTTGGGGTAATAATATCACCGACTTTACCGAAAGTATTATCTGGGTAGTCGGCAATTATAATGTACCTAGGTGTTAAGAGTTCTTCTGTTGTCATAACTTACTTATTATCATTATATGTTTCATCATAATATCTGTCAGCAAAATGGTAGGAGTCTTGATCAGTTGTACAATCACTTCTATCTCCACTCGCAAATGCATCCATAATTTGAGTTCTTTCTCTGCCGAGCATTTGCTTAGCATCGTTTATAAACTGATTAAATATACCACCATTAGGTATGTAACTACCTTTCTCACTTTCCCATTTGTCTATTAACTGTTCTAGTACTGTTTTCATAATTGTCTTATTTAAAAGTTTTACCTGTTGTAAATTTACCATCTTCCAAAACTAAATACTCACCTGATGTTGGTAACGTATCAATGAAGTAGTATCTACCTCCGGTAGCTTTACCTTCGATGTCAATTTGAGATTGTACTGTATGTCCAACTACTTGGATAACTTCATTACGTAATGTATCTCTATTAACATTCATTAGTGATTTAGGTCTAATCCAAATTGGTGTTTGGTATATGTCATCTCCATACGGATCTCTACCGTAGAACATAAACATCTTGGGTCTATATTTGAATAGATCGTTTAATAAGTCTGCAATACTATTTATTCTCCACCCCTCTTTACCGAATACATCGTCTAGGTACCTACTACTAACACCGGCATGTGAATATAATACACCGTCAAATTGATAAGCTAACTGTAGATGCTCTCTATTCTCGTCTATTACTTGAGTGATATTAGGTGCAATACCTTGTTGGTATCCAGATGTACCGGTGTTTCCGATTTCAGGGAAGTAGTGATGATCATGATTACCAATCAGCATTATCACTTCTGCCTCTGTTGATTTCTTGTATTCAATAATCTCTTTGAAGTTAGCAATTTGCTCTACTCCACTTATATCAAATGAATCAAAGTAATCACCAATAAAGATTACCTTGTCAGGTTTCTCTTGATGTACTATTAGTTTCCATGTTGATCTTCCGTGGATATCTCCTATTATAACTGTTTTCATAAACTAAATATAAGGACTTTATTTTGACTTTCCAACTTTTAGAAAGACTTTATTTCTATACTATTATCAGTAACAAGTATTGCTGTTTTATTTTCAACCCAGTCTCCTGAATTTAAGTAGTGGTCATTTCCAATATGACGATCTGCTGGTTGATGAATGTGTCCACATATCACACCTTGACATCCGTTTTGATGTGCTAATTTAATAGCTGCCGATTCAAAGTCATTAATATAATTGGTGGCTGCTTTAACACCTGATTTGATTTTCTGTGATATGGATTGATATGGTAACTTTCTCCATACCCTATACCTGTTATACCATCTATTCAACCACAATGCTAGATCGTATCCAATAGATCCTATCTTGGCTAGCCATTTGTATTTGGTTATGAATACATCTATTACATCACCATGGAAGACATAGTAGCTACGTTGTGATGTTTCTAGTTTATAACTCTCCTTTATTTCAATTCTACCAAAGTTATTCCCAATAAATTCTGTTAGGAATTCATCGTGGTTACCTCTAATCCAAATTGTTCTTGTTTTGTTTGATAGCTTGAGTAGCTTAGATACTACCTTGGTGTGTTGTTTCTTCCACTTAGCACCTCTGTTTAGTGCCCACCCATCCACTATATCACCATTTAGTATTAGTAAATCGGTTGGATGTTTGTCTATGAATTCAATAAATTCCTTAGCCTTACTGTCCTTAGTACCCAAATGTAGATCGGATACTATAATTGCTTTATACTTTATCCCAGTATCCATAATCTTGTTTGTACCAGTTTTCATTATTTCTGTTTAACCATGATGACCATGCTAGTTTAATCATATACCATACACCTTTGTCCTTAAATCGTCTAGGCGAAGTATGTACATAACGGTTAATGATGTTAAACTTTCTGGGTTTAATCTTCTGAGATAAATGATAGTCCTCAGCAATCTTGTCTTCTTCATTGAAGCCTCCTAATTGGTTAAATGTTTCGGTTTTAAATAACATAAACCCACCTATCGCAAAGGGCTTTGTAATCCATGATATTAACTGTATTGCGTCAAATATCCTGTACACCCAATTGTATTGACTTGTAGTTGTCTTGAATCGACACGTTACTAGGTCTAGGTCTTTTTTAATAGCTGCCTGTAATGCTTTACGAATGATTTTTGTATCCTTCAAATACATATCAGCATCTAGGAATAGAACGTAAGGTGTTGTAACTAACTTAGCTCCATTGTTACGTGCTACTGCAGGTAACCCCCCTTCTATTATTTCAACCTCAGGGAAGTGAGTATGAACGGCATTTACCGTAGGAGCTAGACGGCCTGTTGATGAATCGGCTAAAATTATTCTACATTTAATACACTGTGTGTAAAGTAGATCTAATGTACCCATCAATCTTAGACCCTCATTCTTGCACGGTATTACTATCGTTAGTTGATTGTTCATATTTTTCAAATGCTTTAGCTAATTTTTCACCTAACCATTCTCCCCATTCCTCAAATGTAAATGTAGATTCTGGATGTTCCTGGAGGTATAATTTGTATTGGCCTTGTAGTGTCATTACTTATTTATTAGAATCTTTAAAAAGTTATCGGCAGCTTCATTTGATATTTTATGAATAGCCTCTTTATCTTCTGCCCAATAATAACTATCTTGAAATGACATGGCTATACTAGATTTCCAACCTATGTAATAATCCTTGTCTTTTTCTAATTGTTTACACAGCCAATTAACAGCTAGCGTTGTTAGTATTTGTTTCATGTTATTTACTTTTTAGTAGGTGGTCATAAAAGATAACAAATACAATATCCCTTGATATCCCTGCCATAACAAAGTATAATACGATTAATGTAAAATCATATGGGAACCCAATATATGCTGCAGATGCAAGGGCTAGCGAATTAAATATCTCCTTTAAGGACTTAAATAGATGCCATGCATCAGTTAGAGCTACAGGTAGGACTATTCCTTTCCACTTCTTGAATCCTTTGGATGGAGTGTTGTCTACATACTTGTTAGTCCAGCTAACGTTCTTATTCCAGTAGTTTGGATTTTTGTTTTTAAAAATACTAATGCTAAAATGATCTGAACAAGTATCCATTAGAGCATCGAAAATACCTCCTATACAATATAGGAGAATGGGGATTAATAGTAAGTATTGCATATTATTTATTTTTAGGTGGGTGATAATTTTCTCTTAACCAATCCCAAAAGGCTAATGCATCTTCAGGTACACCTACTGGTCTACCGTATCTCTCAATAATGTCTAGCCAGGTTGGTTGTTGAGGAATGATTTTAGCAAACCATAATGTTTCTTTAGCTAAGAACTTCTTTTCATACATAAACATTACTTCTTGTCCTTCTTGAAGTTTTTCGGTGATATCTTCCTCTCTTAATTTAACATCACCATATTGGTATTTAATCTTCCATACCTTTTCTTCATTACGATATAGTGTACCTTTCATGTATATAAATATTAGTTGTTCTTCTCTTCCAAGCATTTAGGGCATGGTATATTTACCGAATGTAATACACCATGTTTATCACATAGTTTACTTTCTTTCATTAGTTACTTAACGGAAATTTAATTGACGGATGTGATTGATAATTCTCAATTTGAAAGTCTGTATTATCTAAATGTCCATACAACGATTGGTCTTCAGATAATGACTTATAGAAAGCATCAGTTTTCATGTGCTTAAGTCTTGGTAGCGCATATCCTTCTCTCCCAATCTGTTCTTTAACACCATCAATTTGGTTTAAATAAATATGACAATCACCAAGACTACCAATCAATTCATCCGGTACCATGTTAACTTCTTTTGCAAGTATCTCTAACAATAGACCATAAGATGCTATGTTAAATGGCAAACCTAATGGCGTATCAATTGAACGTTGATTCCATTTCAATGATATTGCTCTTTTTGGTGTGGTATCTTTTGCAATCTCTTCAACTATGTAAAGATTCTCCAATTCAACATCTGTATTTCTCATTACCCATTGAACTTGCTCTTCCCAGGTCAGTTCTCTCGTGTAACATTGAAATCCATAATGACATGGTGGAAGTGTCATTTCATCTAGCTCACTAACATTCCAAGCATTCACCATTAATCGTCTACTATCTGGGTTTGTTTTAAGGTCATTAATTAGGTTTGCAATTTGGTCTATATTTTCGTGTTTATTTTGACAATATTGAATTTCTGAATCTTCACATATACATTTAGGATATGAACAATCATTTTTAGTCCAACTTCTCCATTGTGCTCCGTAAATCGGACCTAAATCACCCCATTTCTTTGAAAACTCATCGTCTGTTTTAATACGTTCAACAAATTCTTCTTTTGTTACAGCACCATAATGACCTGCTGTACTGTAACGTGAAAGTGTTGTAGTACCATCTGCGTTTTCAGTAATTGTTTCTTTAGTTGTACAGTAGTTTTTAAATGCATCACCAGTCCAAATATTACAATCATTCTCAAGTAAATAACGTAAATCAGTACGTCCTTGTAAGAACCATAGTAATTCAGTTATAACACCCTTAAAGTACATCTTCTTTGTGGTCAGTAACGGAAATCCATCAGACATTTTATGTCTAATTTCTCTACTGAATACTGATAGTGTACCTGTACCTGTTCTATCTGTTTTCTTTACTCCATTATCAAGTATGTCTTGAAGGAGGTCTGTGTATTGTTTATCTAGTTTGTTCATATTCTTTATTTTAATCCCACCATCTTCTAATATTTCTCTCAAGGATAGCGAATAGTAATTTATGTGCTCTTTCCTCGTTGATGTGTGCTACATTTAAAGCAATACCTGATATAGTATCTTTACTGTAGGTAGGTTCAGGGTCATTTATAACCTGCTTATAGATGCGTGGATACTTTCTAAAGTACTCATCAAAACGATGATTTGGATCTTCTTCGATATCTAATTCCCAACTGTCTGGATGTGATCCAGAATCATTCCAATTGAACTTTGGTTTATGGTAATCCTGATATTCACCACTGTACCATTCATTCTGTAGCTTGTCAATCAGTCTTACACATAGT